CGTCGAGGTGACCGGCGACCACAGCCTGGTACTCGCCGCCAGCAGCGGGCACAGGGTCGCCTTCGGGGTGCAGCATGGGTCGCACCCCGCCGTCGGCGTAACACAGGGCGACAGCGCCGCCCTTGTGCAGCTCGGAGAAGACCGCTACCGCATCCAACGGTCGTCAGTTGGAATGTCGTCGCCGAAATACTCACGCACCAAACCACAATGCGGGTCCATGTAGTAGTCGATCGGCGGGTTGGTCACATGACACGGCGGCCTCTTGTTCTTGCATAGATCCAAACTGATCGACACTGAATGAACCAGACGGTCGTCTTCCGACAGGTTCGGAAGATCCCGTTTGCGGAACACGTTGAGCTGCAAGATGGCGTACTCGTCGGCGTTGAACTTGCCGTCATCCATGCCCCGTGACATGCCACGGTTGCTGCTCTTACCCGACTGGTGCACCAACGCCACGGGCACATTCTCCGTCTCAGCCCACTCCTTGATGCCACGCAGCACACTCGACACCCCCTCGTACCCGCTGGCCTGAGGCATCTGCTCGAGGAAATCGATCATCACGAACCGTGGCCTCGCCTGCCAGTAGTCGCCGCACTCGGCTATAGCGACGCTCATCTCAGGGAACGGCAACGCCATCGGGAATATCTTCACCCTCGACAACCATCCGTTCTTAGCTTCCCCTATCTCCGTCATGTACGCAGGGTCGTTGTCTTTCAACGCCTCCTCGACGTCAGCCAGGTTGCGTCGATACAACATCGAGTACAGCTTCGACACGACGAGGATCTCAGGCTCATCTGGGGTGAAGATCACAGCGTGGAAGTTCGGGTCGTCTTTCAGGTTCTTCACGATCGACGACAGCAGCACAGCGGACTTGCCGCTGTGCGCCCGACCCGTGACAACCAGCACATCAGACGGCCAGACGCCACGCATCTTGTCGTCGATACCAGGTAACCCCAGGTAGTAGCGGTCTTCGCTGCCCGCAGCGTAGTCAACCCACTTGTCGACAGCGTCCGACGTGGGACGGAAATACTTGTAGTCGTTCCCCCCGATGCGGAGATCGGCGTCGTTGAGACGAGCGTCGATCTCCGCTTCGGAAAGGGGAACAGCGCCCCCGACAGTCACCGCTTGTAAGCGTACTGCTGGAGCTCCAGCCTCCGACCATCCCAGTCGAAGTCGACGGCGTCCGCTTGCGTCTGACCAGCAGCCTGATCCCACACTTTCAACGGGACGTTGCTGTCACCCTCGTTGACCCACAACCCCACGTTGCGTTCAACAGCGACACCAATGCGGGTCATCGCCTCCGTAGTGACGGAGAAGTTCGGGAAGTTCTTGCCGCTCTTGGCGAGATCAGTGCTGCCGTCAGCGTGCTCCTTCACCTCGTACACCTTGATGACACCATTGTCGTCAGCCCATTCGTTGGGGTGGAACGCCAACAGATTCCACGCAGCCTGCCTCTCCGCAGCCTGCTTGCCGACGCAGAAGTCGACACGGGGGTACACCCTGCCTCCGCTCTGCACGGGCGCTGCTGCTGCGTTGCGTGACGTTTCCGTCGGGCCGCTCGGCGCAGCTGGTGCGGCGAGCGGCGGAGCGTACGCAAGAACGTCACCGCCAGGGGCGGCCGTAACCTCCGCACCAGGGAACGCCTGGGCTACCAGCCCTGCGCCGATCCGTTCCACCAGGTCGTTGTGGACTGTCTCCACGCACGCCAGGTACTTGTCGGGGTCACCGCTCCCGCAGCAGACAGAGCCCGCCACCTTCGCAGCCACCTGAGCGACAATGGAAGCATCTCTCGCATCCATACTTATCTCCTCTCCCTTTACCAGGGTGTCGGGCCGAGGTGTTTCCCTCGGCATTCACCAGCCTGCCACACGGGGCACCACTTGGGACTGCAGTGCCACCCCGCCCAGCGTTGCGGCCAGACCTTCAAATCAGACTGTAACAGTTCGACAATCGACCAGCACATATCCTTCAACGCCTCCAGGTGAGGCACCCTCCGTTCGATCTCGATGATCTGCATCTTGCCTTTCACCAATGCGACAAGACGGAACTTCGGACAGTCAAACGCAGCGCAGTAAACGTGAGATTGGATGTCCCAACGCTGCTTCTCCCACGGCTCATACGAGCGGCTCGGGTTCTTCCAATCGTAAATGACACCATCCTCAACCCAGTCGGCTGTTCCCTCCAACACGACACGCACCCCGTCACGTTCATCCAACGGAAACCTGAAGTGTTTCTCCACAGCAACAGGGTTCAAAGACGGAAACAAATCCTCATACCAGACAGTCAAGTTGTCTCGAGCAACGTCGACGATCTCCTCCAGTTCGTGACGCCACACCTCGACGGAACCACACAGTTCGTGGAACACGGCGTCCATGTGGTCGATGGCCTCGTCCAACGGGGGACGCACCCCGCTACTCATCAGCTCGTTGCCGCAGTACTCGATAGCGGCGTGCACCATGTTGCCCCGCAACATGTCGCTCGTCTCACGTTCCCTCACCAACCCGTAACGCACGTTACGGGCCCACTCGGGGCAGTTCGAAAAGGTACCCAACCAGCTTTGACGTATCGGCACTTCAATCATACGCACAGCCTCCCATCGGGGTGTGACAGAGGCTCGGAGCCGACGGTACCCAAGGGAGTAGATACCGTCGGCCCCGTTACCCGTAACCCGTTACCGTGGTGCCCCCTAAAGGGGGCACCGTAACCGTATACGGTACCGTTCACTCAGTCCAGCACCCTTCGAGGAGATCCCCGATTCGGATGTTGCGGATGCGTTCATGCTCCGCTCGGCTCATCATCGAGTGGGCCCTGGACCGACGCAACCCAGCACGCCGAGCAACTTCGGCACCGTTACCCAACTTAAGGTTCTCATCTAACATTAAATGTCGGCGAACATACGCCACAACTACCTTCAAATCCTCGAGGTTTCTAGCCACCAAAGTAGCGTACAAAAGAGGGTCTTCGTGGTCGCCAGAAAGCTCAGATAAAGCGGCAGCAAACTCGAGAGGATTACGCATAAGTTGCGATTCAAACTCCACGTTATTGTCTTCCACTGTCGTACTCCTTCACTGCCTCGTCCAACTCCTCAGCCACCTCGAGCACCTCCCACACCTGGCTCCAATACCAGTCGGCCTGCTTAGCGTCATCATTGTCGACACACCTACCCGCCCCGTCGTGGAGCTCATCGGCGTACTCGTACAGGGCAGCGATGACACGCACCGCCAGCGCCTTAGTTATCATCAGCATGCACGAAGCGGGTGAGCACATCGGGGACCAGCGCAGCGAACACGCCCCCCACCCTGAAACACCGCTTCTCCTGCCGCTTCGCTTCGAGCTCGTTACCCATATCAAGCAGCCGAGCGATCCGCTCACCCTGCAGGTTGAAGTATTCGTCGAACACGTCAGACAACAGCTCTACCTCATCGGGGTTCAAGACCACCACAGTCAACTCCCCGCTCGTTACCTCAGCCATTCCTAGCTCCTTCCCTGTATGCCAACAGTTCTTCCCGAGTGAACGTGTCATGCTCACCGCGCAACCGAACCACCAACGGAAGCTTACGTTCCCTCCGACGCTTCGCCTCGTACGCCGTGTTCGCCACGGTACACACCTTGCAACGGCACAACCCACGCTTGTAGGCGACGTAGCCGTGGGTGATCCGCTTCTTGGTCACGGTGTGGTCAGCTGCGGGCCGACAGGAATGCTGCCCCCCTGCAGGCTCGAGTCGCACACCACCAGGCGCCCGTTACCCAGCGCCACCCGCATCACCACCTTAACGTCGAAACTGATGATGCCGTACGGCGTCTGCTTCTCTATCATCTTATGGTCAGTCACAATCCGTCCTTCCTTGTCGATCATCTTCGAGGTGCTCACCCCACCCAGGTAACCGTGGGTCAGGCTCACTCCTCAACCTCCGCATCACACACGGGACACACGCCGTCGTCACGGCGCAGCAGCCGACGCCCCACATACCATCCGCACGAGTCGCAGCGGACCACCCCTCGGATGGACTCGCCGTCAGTCGTCACGACGTGGTCCGCTCGAGGAAGTTCCCCTCGGCTTCCTCCACCGTGTCGAAGTAGGCCCCGCCACCGCAGTGGAACTCGCCGCCTGTCTCCGACCACATCGACCAGCACACATACGGGTGGACACCCATCTTGGTGGTCGCCACCACATGCCCGACGTACGGCTGCCACCCCTCGTCAGGCTGGGTGCGTCTGATCTTCCACATCAGGGGCGTGGCCCCGTTAGCCAGATACATATCGGGCCACCCTCTGCTCGAGGGTGCCCTCGTGCTCCACTACCTGAATGTCGTCGCTCATCACACATACTCTCCCTTGTTGGGTTTAGGTACCCGTCACTTTATCACCCTGGGTGGACGTACCACCTCCAGGGCCTGAGTCGCACGAGGCCCAGGAGCTCGAGCTAACACCTGGTATCAGTGGAACGTGTCACCGCACCGAGTACAGTGGACAGTGTCATATCAGCAATCAACAAGGGAGCAGTAATGCACGAGATACATGACAACATCGACAGGGTGGTGATCGTTACCGGTCATCCCCTGTCTGGAATGGGGAACTGGCACCGTAAAGGAACGGTGTACGACTCCTCGATACCGTGGCCTGTCGTCCTCGAGACGCTAGGCATGGACGGCGACCAGGCGTTCACCGTCGAGAAGCTGCCCATATGGCATGGAGGTAACCGGCCCACCACAGCTGAACTAAAGGATGCGTTCGGCTGGTCATACGCTCAGAGCTTCTCGCAGCGAGGGTGGGTGGTGCTCAAGGCCGACGCCCAGGTCGAAGCGTTCCGAGCGGTGGCGAACACCGCCGACCTGAACGACACGTTCGACTGTGTGTCCGCCACCTATGAGGTGATCCAAAACGACACGCTCACCGACCTGGCCGAGGTGTTCATCGAGGCCGCCCAGGTGGAGCGGGGGGTAACGATCCCGATCCTGTCAGCTGGGACACTGCGGGCCCGCCGTCTGGCATTCCTGTCACTGGGACTGCCCAACGACGACGCCCTCGACGGTCTCCCCGCTCGAGGTCAGGCCCTCAACCTGGGCACCAGCCACGACCGAACCAACCCGCTGATGGCATGCCTAGCTTCAACGATCGTCGTGTGCGGCAACACCTATCGGGCCAACCTGCTGGGACGGCCAGCCGAGGTGCAGATACGGCACACTGCGTCGGCCCCCATGCGAGTCGAGCTGGCACGCATGGTGCTGCGGGACATGATCGGTGCAGCCACCGAGCTCGACGGTCAGATACACAGGCTGCTCAACGAAGAGCTTCCCTCTCAGCTGTTCGGCAAGCATGCCCTCGAGGCGGTGCTCGGTGAACGTCCCGCCGACCAGGGTCGGGGCCGCACCATGTACGACACCCGCCGTAGCGACATCATCGACGAGATGATGTCCCCCAGGGTGCCCGCCGAATACCGCAACACCGCCTGGGGCGGACTCATGGCAGTACAAGGATGGGAGCAGCACTCACGCACCCAGCGTGGAGGCAGGCACCGGGCTGCAGTAGCCGTCGAGAAGCTGGTCGCTAACCGTGCCGCTGACGGTTACCCAGCTGCCCACAAGTACATGGAATGGGCCAGGGACCAGTACCCGCAAGCGTTCAACCTCGAGGCGGTGACAGTATGAGTCACGGTCTCGACGTCGACGTTGACCTGGGGGAACTAGCCCAGGAGCTGTGGCAGGCGCACCTCGAAGACTTCGTCGAGGTCCTGGTCAGGGAGCAGGCTGGCGATCTCGACGACCTGGGCGCCCACGTCGT